TCGGTTTCGATGTCTTCGTCATGCATGGGATTGGTCCTTTCGGTCCTGGGAACCGCGCCGGCACGATGCACGACGCAGGCGTGAAGGGTTTCGGTGGAACGGAAGCCGGCGGCCGGATCGGCGCCGACCGGTACGGCGGAGATCTCGAAGGGCGTCCAGTCGACGGCGCGCCAGAGCTCGCGGCCGCCATCGGGTTTGGACACCTCGTAGCGATGGACCTGGTAGCCGATGGAAACCGACCTGATATGGCCCGCCTGGATGTCCCGCCAATTGGCTTCGACATCCTCGCGCTCGCTGAGACGCACGGTAGCGACACCGCGGCCGTTCTCGATCCGCGCTGAGTCGGGCACGACCGAGCCGATCACGGCATCGAGCTCGGTCAGCTCATGCACCCTCAGAAACGGCGCCCCGGCATTGAGCCGTTCGAGCCGGACGTGAGCCGGATTGAGGCTCAGTTCCTCGTCATAGGCGTCTCCGAAGAAAGGCACGCGGCGCACCCGCGCGCCCGTCGACCAGACCACCTCAACGGTACGGGCGTCGCTGTCGACGGAGCCCGGCGCGANTTCCGCCATCCGCCGGAGCGCCGGCAGTTCGATCGTCTTGTCCATCTTGGTTCCTTGATTGTCAGTCGTTGGCGATCAGCCGCAGATCGGTTTCGTCTTCGTCCTGCTGATCGGCGGCATCCGCTGTCTCGTTATTCTGGGCGGATCCCGTCTTGGTGACCCGCCTGGGATCGCTGTCGAGCACGATGCCGAGCTCGTCGAGCTTGGCGTTGGTGGCGGCGATCTCGGCCAGGACCGCGTCCGGATTGCGGCCCTTGCGGGCGATTGCCTCGGCGAGCGTCTCGGTGCCAGAGCGAATGGCCAGAAGATCGGCCATGGCGTCTTTCTGCGGATCGACCGCTTCGAACTTGGGCGGCGACCACTCGACACGGACGATGGGCTCGGGAATATGCCCGGCCGCCCACGCCGCCTCGGTGAACCAATTCCAGACCCGGTCGCAGAAGAGCGGGACAAATAGCTGCCACTGCACGGCATCGATCATGCGGCGGAACTCGACCAGGCCCGCCCGGATCGACGAGTAGTTGACCTGGGAGAGATCCCCGGTAAGCAGCTCATAGGGCACACGAAACCCCGCCGCGATTGTGTGCAAGCTGGCCCGCTTGTAGTCGGCATAGCCGCCGGTCGCCGCCGGCTGGTTGAAACGGATCTCCTTGCCGCCACGGGCGTAGGCGATGAGCCCCGGCTCAAACTGCTCGACGCGGTTGCCGTCCGCGTCCACCACCGTCGGCGCGATCCCCTGTTCCGCCTCGTCGGCGCCGAACACGATCGCGGTGACGCAGGCCTCGGTCTTCTTGCGCACGATCTCGGCGATCTCGTAATCGTCGAGATCGCGCAATGACCGGATCACCGGCGCCCCCCAGGGCACGCCCTGCGCCTGGGTGCGCTGTTTCTCGTAAACGTGGGCGATCTCGGCAGCCGGCACGGCGGCGCTCTTGATCCCGCCCTGCAGCGCCCCGAAGGCATCGCCGGGATGGCGGGCAAACAGCCAGTAGGCGCGCCGGCGGCCAATGGCGTCGAACTCGACCCCCTGGACCGCCTGTCCCGAGCCGATCGCGCCGTTCTTCGTTGCGTCGAGAAAGTCGGCCTCGAGCACCTGTACCTGTGCCGGAATGGCTAGACCGTCCGCGGCGCGGCGTGGCCGGCGCCGGACCAGAACCTCGCCGGCTTCGACCATTTCCCGGCAGACCAGCGTCTGCAGGCCATAGAAGTCGAGCTGCCCGTCGGCATCGCAACTACGGGCCCAAGCTTTCCAGAGTTCGTTGACGGTCCGATCGAGGCGGTCGTCGCCCGACGCTGCGCGTGGCATGATGCCGGCGCCGACGATGTTGTTGACCAGCACTGCGATGGCCTTGGCGGCATGCGGATTGTTGCGCACCAGATCGCGCATCCGATCGCGCAGCAGCGCCCTCGTAGCTCCGCGTGAGGCCCTCGAAGGCCTGGCGCGCCAGAAGGCGTCGTGTCGCCGTCCGGGGCGACACCATGGCGATCGCCCAGTCGAACCAGGTCGCATGCATCAACGGTCCCCCCGGTTGAATCCGGCAAGTCCGGCGACAGGCAACGGATTGCCGGCGCCCGTCATCGCGCGCTCGATGGTGCGAATGCGGCCCAGCAGGTCATCAGCCGAGCCGTACTGGACGGTCTTGCCGTCGTAGCTGACCCGCAGCGTGCCGCTTGCATAAGCGCGCTTCAGGGCCGACAGTTCGGTTTCGGTCCAGTCACTCACCCGAGCCATCCTTCCTTACGCCCGAACCACTCGGACCGCCGCTTGCCCTTGGGCTCGGGCGACACCCGGTTCACGACGCCGGCCGTCGCCTCATCATCGGAAGGCACGCCGAGTTGTTCCTCCAGGTCCTGCCATTTGGCGTCCGACCAACGGTCGGCGCCGGCGATCCAGGCGGCGGCGCGGGCGTAGACCCGGCAATCGAGCGCCTCGTTCCTTTCCCTGAGCTTCTGCCATTCCAGCCGCGCGAACCCGCGCTTGGTTCGCACCGTGACCAGCTGCTCGGCGACGAGCTGCTTGAGCCATTCGGCATCGACCCAGCCAGGCAGATGCGCCGTGCCGGCCGGGAAGCGCGCACCGTTTTCCAGATCCTCGTCGGTCGGACGTTCGAGCCGTAGGAAGCGATACGTCTCGGCCTTGAAGGTCGAAACCGCCACCGTCCAGAGCCGTGCACTGCGGCGCAGACGCTTGCCGGCATCGGTCGCATCCACATAGGTCGGCCCAGAAACCGGACTCGCCCGGTTGAATCCCTCAACGCCCTTGATCGGCGCGACTTGCGCGAAACCTTGGCGGCGCGCCCACGCGTAGACGGCTGGCGCTTCGTACCCGGTGTCGATCGCGAGCTTGGCGATCTTCAGATGGGCGCCGCGCTCATGCCGCCAGGTTCGGTCCAGGAGCCGGGCGAGCGCTTCCCAGGCTTGCTCGCGTTCCGGTCCACCCTCGATCACGACGTGATCGACAAGCCAGCTTTCGAGCTCCCGGCCCCAGGCCCAGACATCGATCTCGATGCGATCCTTCTGAACATCGGCGCCGGCGGTCAGAAAAAGACCCCCCGATGGAATTGAGCTCGCTTTCCAGCGTTCTCGGCGGTCATAGAGGCGTTGCCAGTCCGGGGCTTCACCCGTCTCGATCCAGGTCTCGCCCAGCACGGTGTTGCGGAAGGCCCGTATAGCCTCGTCTGACCCCTGAGCTACCTCCCACGATCGCGCGATGCGCTCCCAGGAGAGCCAGCCGACCGGCGAATAAAGTGCCGACAGGTGAAACCCTATGGTCGATGGATCGACTGCCTCGACCGTACCCCGCCACTCGCCCTCCTCGAGCATCCTGGTCTTGTGATGCTCGGCGATGGGTTCTTCGCAGGCGGCGCAGTGGTAGGCAGCCGTCTCCGGCCGTCCCTTCTCCCAGCGCAACCGCTCGAACTCAAGCCACTGCATGTGCCCGCAATGGGGACAGGGCACAAAGTATCGCCTCTGGTCCGAAGCCTCGTATTCCCACTCGATGCGGGAGAGCCCACGGACCGTCGGCGTCGAAACCAGAAACACCTTGTGACGATGGGCGAAGGTCAACGATCGGGCTTCCGCCAGGGTCACCGGATCGCCCTCGTCGTCGGCCGACGCCGGATAGGCGTCGACCTCGTCGAGGAAGATGTAGCGGGCCGGCGTCGAGCGCAGACCGACGGCCGAGTTCGCCCCGGTCATGATCAGAATGCCGCCGGCGAACTCCTTCGACAGCATGGTGTTGCCCGCGTCCCGCGAGCGCGCCGGCTTCACCCGATCCCTTAGCGATGTGCTTTCCTCGATCAGAGGATCAATGCGCTGCCGCGAGTTGCGTTTGGCGAGCTCCACCGTCGGCTGGACAGCCAATGCCGGTCCCGGCGCCTGGTGGATGATGAAACCGATCCAGTTGTTGCCGGCCTCGGTGGCGCCCACCTGGGCGGCTTTCATGAACACGATCCGCTGCGCCGCATGACCTGGCGAAAGCGCATCCATGATGTCTTCATGTAGGGCGTGCGCTCTGTGCGGTATCGGCCGGGCTCGGCCGAGGCCCGAGCCGCCAGCATGCGATGCCGGTTCGCCCATTCGGAGACTGTCAGCCAGGGATCCGGCTCCAGGCCGGCGCCCCAGGCGCGTAGCAGGGTCTCAGCGCCGTCGAATGCGAACAGATCATCCTTCGCCTCAGCGGAGGTCGAGCCGAACCTCGGCGAGTTCGTCGAGGTGGGCGCGGACATGAGCCTCCAGAACCTTCTGTATCTTGCTTGCCTCCAGACCGAGTTCGGCCGCCATCAGCGCCGCCGCGCGCGCGGGCCAGTTCACCCACGCGTCCCGCTCTTCGCGCGCCAGACGGAAAACCAACGTGGTCGCGCGGGACCGATCCACAAGTTCGTCCTTCAGCTGCTGTAGTTTGAGCCTGCGCTCCTGCGCTTTCAGAACCTCGTTGGCGGTCTTGGCCTGCAGGAACGTCGTTCCGCCGCCAGTCGATGGCGTGGTCAGGCCTTGTTCGCGAAGCGTATCGCCGACGGCGGAGAGGGCCGTGTCGGGCACCGGCTTCAGTTTCTTAGTGTCGCCGCCCTTCCGTTGCTTGGAAGGGTCGGTCATCTCCGCGCGACGGCGATCCGAGGCGGCCGCGTCGATGGAGCCGTCTTCGAACAGGACGAGCCTACCGGCGGCCTTCGCCTTTTGGATTGCGCCACGCGACAGCCCGACATGGGCGGCGTACTGGCGCTCGCTCATGCCCTGCATGCCGCCCCCGAAAAAGCAATTAAATGATGCACTTATTCACTTGATGGTGTCGGCGATCGGAGCGTGTATGGCGTCACGATCAACGACGGAGCCGAACGATGACCGACGCGATTCCGACCACCCGCAACACGGATTGGGGCTTCTTCGGCACCATCGCTCACCGCGCTGACGCCGATGCCGCCTGGCCCATTGCGATGGAAGCAGTAGGGCGGGCGACCGGATGCCCCGAGACCGCGGTTCGCGACTTTCTCGACAGCCGCTACGGCCGGCATTTCGCGGACGATGTCGCGAACGGCCTGCACACAGGCCTTACGCTGAAGCCTGCGATTGACGCTGCGGTCGAGCGTTGGATGGGCTGGACCATCAACCGTCGCACCGGACGCGAAACCGGAATTCCGCGCGGACTTCCCTACCTCACCGGCTTCGTCACCCATTGCGAGATCGAGGCCGAAGCGTTCGAGTGAACGCTCCGCACCGACGGCCTTCGGCCCCACGCCGCCAGCGGCCGGGGCGCCGGGCGGTAGGAGAGGCGCGATGGGCGCGCCTCCCGAGAACCCGGAGGTCAGTTATGAACCAGATCCAACTTTCCGATACGCAAGCCGTCATTCTCAGCGCTGCCTGCGCCCGCGACGACGGTCTCGTGTTTCCCGTCACCGCCAAGATCAAGGGCGGCGCGGTCGGCAATTGCCTCAAGAGCCTTCTGAAACGCGGCCTGATCGAGGAACTGCCGGCGAACGATCCTGACACTGTCTGGCGGCACGACGAGGAGCGTGGCTCGATCACCTTGCGGGCGACGCCACTCGCCTATTCCGCCCTCGGCATTACCGAGGACGAGATCCCGGACACCAACGGATCGACTGCCGACCCGGCGCCCCAGCAACTTCGGCGCAAGGGCAGCAAGCAGGCTCTCCTCATTAAAATGCTTGAGGCACCGGAGGGCGCAACGATCCAGCAGGTCGTCGATGCCACCGGTTGGCAGCCCCATACGGTACGCGGCGCAATCGCCGGTGCGCTGAAGAAGAAGCTCGGCCTGAATGTCGTGTCCGAAAAGGTCGAAGGCCGCGGACGGGTCTACCGCATCGAAGCATAGGCGGCTGCATCACAATAATGCCTGGATTATGCTGCTTTGCGGAGGTCGGCGTGAAACTCATAACTCCGCAAAGCAGCACCATAATATTTGGCTTCGATTCCGCTTGGACGGACTCGCCAAAAGCGCCTGGTGCTATTTGCGCCATCACGTTCGACGAGATTGCGAACGCCGACTTCATAGAGCCTCGTCTTGTCTCATTCGCAGGGGCATTGGATTTTATCGAAACGCAAAGACGCGGCTACGCAGTCAGCCTGGTAGCTCTCGACCAGCCAACCATAGTCCCGAATACGACCGGCAGCAGACCCGTCGATAAGGTAGCTGCATCTCTCGTCTCGTTTATCGGCGGGGGTGTACAACCGGCCAACCGAAGCAAAATCGGAATGTTCTGCGACGACTCCCCAATCTGGCAGTTCCTCTCCTCTCTGTGCGCGACAGAAGCGCCGATGGAGGCGAAATCAGCAGCCGCAGGTCATTTCGTCGTCGAAGTTTTTCCTGCGCTCGCACTACCCGCTTTGCATCCAGACTTCGCGAAGCGGCTTGGCGCGCCGAAATACAACCCACAGAACCATAGCAAATTCCGGATAAAGGACTGGCAGGCGGTTGCACAGACCATCACTGCAATTGCGAAGCAGCTGGGAATTAACGGACTGGCTTCCTGGGCGGAAGCCAAGGCTTCGCTCCCGCAACCTCAGAAAGCGGATCAAGACAAGTTGGATGCTTCGCTGTGTGCCTTGATCGGACTGATCTGGCGAGGAGGACCTACGGACGCCTCTGCCATGATCGGCGACATCGACGCAGGCTACATGATCACACCCATCTCCGATGCCACAAAGCGTAGGCTCGAGGCGGCGGCAACCTCTCGTGACGTGCCCTTCGTCTAACGGCCTCCGCATATGTTGCGCACTCGCAGCGCTTCAAAGAGACGGCGCAAAACGAAAGATCTTGGTAAGCGTCCGAGCAACCCGCCCTTCACAGCGAAGTTTGCCTGCCGTTAGTATCCATTAGCGATAAATGGACACAACGGAACTATTGTCATGGGGCGT